CATATTTCAAGGTCAAAGAAATGTTCGATATACCAAAATCATTGCCAGAAGCACTTAGAAAACTAGCAGATGAAGTTGAATTGACCGCAAAACTACAGTTAGAAAACAAAATCAAAGACCAACAAATCGGAGAATTACAACCTAAAGCGGATTATTGTAATTTGATTTTAAAAAGTAAAAGTCTTTGCACGATTAACGCAATTGCAAAAGATTATGGAATGAGTGCAGTAACAATGAACAAAAAGCTCCATGAACTTGGTGTACAGTACAAGCAAGGAGGCATTTGGCTTTTATATCACAAATATCAATCTAAAGGATATACGCAGTCAGAAACTATCGAGTTTAATCACACAGACGGTAGGCCAGATACAAGAATGCATACCAAGTGGACACAAAAAGGTAGATTGTTCTTGTATGAGTTATTAAAGGCACATGATATCTTGCCAATGATTGAGCGTGACGAAAATGGATAAAT